AGACCGTCCCCTGACATCCACAAAGCGATTCGGTTTTTGGCAGCGTAAGTTCGGGGAGGATACCTACACCGTCAATCTCTGGCTGGCACTTCCCATCACAGCCTTGACCGGCCTGGCTGCGGGGGCAGTAGGCATTTCCGGTGGCTCATTCAAAGTTCCACTGATGGTTTTGGCCTGTGGTGTCCCGATGCGGATCGCCGTCGGGACGTCCTCGGTCATGGTGGCAGCCACCGCCGCGATGGGGCTTGCTGGACATGCGACCCAAGGGCACTTCGACGCACATTGGGCGATACCGATGGCCTGTGTCGCCGTGGTCGGCGGCGTTCTCGGCAGCAGATTTGCCTTGAAGACAAAGCCAAAGAACCTGAAGACGCTTTTTGCAGTCACGACGCTGGCGGCTGCCGTCTTCATGGCGGCCAATGCTTTTCTGTCGGGAGGTGGGGATTGATTGCCCCTTCTCGTAAACGATCAGTTCGAAATCGCTGCTGGTCCCAAAGCGAACGGTTCTGTTAACCCGTCTCGACCTGTTCAAGAGAGAGTCAGAGAGTTCGCGGCCGTTTTTTCGGCCAACGGAAACAACCGTGTTGGTTGCTTTCGGACCCCAGTCGGAAGGCTGCGAAACAGAGAGCGCGGGGGCGGGCGGCAGCAACGCCGTAACCCTTTGCCAGCATAGGTATGTGAAAACGCCCGGCCAGTTGCCTGGTCGGGCGTTTCCGTTAACTTGAACCGACGGCAAATTCCGTCGGATTGATTTTGGCTCCCCGAACGCAACCCTCTTCATAACCACTATCACTTTCATTGTCACCCTTAACTTGCACCGCAACAGATGGTTCCACGAAGCATCCCGGGGGGATCTGGATCAAGCCCGACATTTTGGCCCGGCTCCGGCAGCGTTTGTGGACCACGTCAGTAGCGGCTCGACCCTTCACGGAATTACAGCTTGCCTTTGCCCTCCCTCCGGCAGGCCGGCAGCATCCCGCCACATTGCCTCGACTTCCTTGGCCTGTTGGAGATTCTTCCTCAATCGCGCCTTTAGTGGGCCTATTCTCGCAGGATCATCGCCCTCGAGGTCCGAAAGGATGCTTTCAAGTAAACTACCTTCAGCGGCAGCGACGATGATGGCCTGTTCGAAGCCTCGCGACCTCACGTGGTCTTTATAGATCAAGAAGCCGACAATCAGGGCCACATTCAACAGTAATGAACTCGCCGTAACTACTTTCATCGCTTTGCTCATCGGTCATTTCCTTACCGGCCAGCTTGGTTGTTGCTGTACTTCCTTGCGATCCCTATTACGCTTGCGCAGAATAGTACAGACCACGCCATTCCTGAATACATACACTCCCTCGTATTCCCAGGCAAGTGCCATCAACTTGGCCATGTTGGTCTCACCTCAGCACCATCTAACTTCAGCCGATATACGAGCCACTCCCAACTATCCACGTTTGCCCGAGAGCATGCATTAGAGGGGCAGCCTTGCCATCTTGGATCTCGGCTTCCCGCTGATGTCAAAAGCACTCAGTGCCTCGTGTACCTGACGGGTCTTCAGAATATCCTCGAAGAAACTATGTCCGCCATCGCTGAGCACAACAACATCGAGCACAGTCAATGCGCTGCTATCGGCCATACTTACTGGAGCATAGAAATGGTACGATAGGTCATCCTGTGCAATCCCAGGGACTTCCTTCACAAAGCAACTCTTAGCCAAATCATATATCTTGATTACTGGCAACCCATCCAGGATCGCATAGAGAAATACATATTTCGCAGTGGGGCATAGGCTTGCTGATGCGAAGGCATCCATATCATTCAACGGTATTCTGCGATCATCAACAATACGATTCGGCTTGGCGCGGCAGACATTGACTTCAATGCCCTGTGTGCTACGAGTTTGCTTTGTGAAGTGCAGCTCGTCTTGTCGGGTCGTAATACTACCGATTCGGTTGCACTGCTGGGGGCCGATCAGCGTGCGGATTGCCCCCGATGTGCAGTCAATCACCACAATCGAATTGTCGTTGCCACACATACACACGGCGTTATCGCCATACCATGTCAGGCCACCATCCACGCGCACGTCTGTAAGTAACTGTCGTCCGCTGCCGCTCTCTTCCCCAATCCTAACAAGCTCTCGAACAGCTCTCGTGTCTACGTTGACTAGGTAAACCGATACTGTGGCCAATCTGGAAGCGCTATTCTTGTCGAGTGAGGTGGCGGCAAACGCAATGTGCTTCTCGTCAGGGGACCACGCTATGGAATGAATATCTGAGCCGCCACTCGTCGCGGACCATATAGCTGCAAACTCGGTGGCACTGTCATCCGAATTTGCATAGAGACCGACATCTCCCAGCGTCCCAGCCGCCACGGCGGAGAGTGTCCTGGGGCTGGAAAACGCGGCAGAAGTGGTTAGCGCCGTGTTGGGCTGGGGGAGCAATTGTGTGCCTAACGGCTTAGGGAGCGAAACGGGAGGAGTCACATCGCCCAGCGATAACTGCGACAAAGCCATAGCAGTGCCAGCAAAAGCCGCATTCTGAATGAATCTTCTTCTTGATATGCTTTCAGGCATTCTTCACCATACCTTTCCTATATTGTGATATATCCAAGCTAGCCTCCGCCTGAACAGCCATTGGCGACAGGACACGAAATGTCGAAGAGGCCACAGTCAGTATCACTTACGGAGCAAGTATTCGCCGTACACCAATCATCCTCTGTACAGGTATTCGTTCCGCAAGTATTATAGGAACATGAGTTTGTGCTACATCCGTCCGCATTTGCGCATATGTCAAAATTGCAGACATTCGTGTCACATGTATTGCCGCCAGTGCAAGAATTGCCGCTGATAGTACAATGGACCTCATTGTATCCAGTGCAGGTATGTCCATTTTGACAGGTGTTGAAATTGCAGACATTGCTGGTCTCACATACGTTGTTCTGAGTACAACTGTTCTCGTCACAATTGTCGCAGCCTGCATCACAACTCTCGCAGCCACAGGCTGCCGCTTCCCCGTTCAACGCAGCCACCACCCCTGCAGCACCAGCAACTGTCATGGACATTCGCTTCAGGAATCGCCTTCTGCTAATGCCCAATGATCTGAAGATCTCTGGAAGCTCATACGCTCTTCGACGCGGTGTTGTGTCCATCTGCATTATCCTCGTGATTTGCGGTACTGTCGTTATCCCGCTTACTCGCTAGACTAGGCTTCTGGTTGTGATAATACGCTTTCATGAACACGGGATTCTCCTCTGCTAGCAACGTATCATGGAACTCCTTAACCACATCCGCAGTCACTCTCATTACGTCACACGCTGTCGGATGCCGCCGCCAGATATTCCCCGTGTCTTCAAGGTTTTCGGCAGGGCAACCCCCTGAACAGAGATAGTGTGCAGGACATGCCCCACAATAGTGCATTTCTTCCCCCTTCTGGCCCAGATCGTCAATGAAGCCTTTGCTCTCATAGTTGAAATCCCCGTCATATATTGATCCTAGCCTCCATTCGTATTGGTCTTCCCTGCACCACCGATGGCATGGCCAAATATCGCCGTTGACATCTATCAATACCATCCCTCGGCCCGCTCCACAAGAGGCGGATACTGAGGGTCGCGAGCCAGTACTGGCCAATTGTCTGCATCCCTCATCGAAGAATTTCAGTTTGACAAACTGCCCATCTCGGAATATACGGATGACCCGGAGCATGATAGCTCTAAACTGTTCAGCAAACTCCGTTACCGACTTCTCATCCCATAGCGCAAACGCCCCTGGAACAAGCGCGATATCCCTGTATCCAAGGGCTAGAAGGTACTCGAAACTCTCTGCTAGGTTCTCGACAGTATCGGGCAACACAGTGGATCTGGCGGTCGTGTTCGGCCGAACAGAGAGAATCCTGGGCAGGTTCCCGGCAAGTACATCCGAAGTCCCCCTTCCGTCAACAAAACGGCGGTGCCGATCCTGTACCCCTGGGCAACCGTCTATTGATGTATGGAAACCTAGGCCCCATTGTCTCCACAGAGACAGGATGTCTTCAGTAAGTATCGTGCCATTTGTTGTCATCCCAAAATGGATCTCTTTGCCATGCTGATAGGCCCTTCGCTTTGCAAACGGGACAAGCTCCCTTATCACACCAAAGCGCAGTAATGGCTCTCCGCCTATGAAGGTTGCTGTAATCTTGGGAGACTCGCCGCTTGCCAGAATAAGCCACACTATGGCATCTTGGGCCGTCTCAAGTGACATATGCTTGGTGCCCCTTTCCTTGAAGCAGTAGTCACAGGCAAGATTGCAGTCTACAGTAAGGTCTAGATCTATAGCAGTGATCGTTACTCCCCCGATCGGCATGGACCCTGGATGGACCGTCTTCCGGCAGGCATGTGGCATGCATGTGGAGCCGGGAGTGCAGTTTCCTGTGGCATAGCTCATCACATATCCTCGCCCAATGGCATTGATCGTTTGTGCACACAAGCCCGGAGATCCAAGCATTCACTGGCAACTCTCCGCAGGTACGCTTTCCGAGATGAACACCACACACTACTGATGGAATGATACTGCTCCCGAGAGACGCTTGAGCAACTGTCCAAGCCGCCACATATATGCTTCCATGAGCAACTCCTACATCGACCATATAGCCGTGGCTGCCTGTGAGAAGAGAACACATTCGGGGCACCGGCACCGCTAGTGCTCTGCGGAGTATGTCTCAGTAGCGCTGTAAATGGGAATGCACGAAACCGCAATATTCGCCCATCCCCTTCTACCAATGCGTGAATATGGTTCCTGGTTCCACAATGTGATATGCGATCTTCCATATCCTCAAAGGGCTCGTCCATGAACTCAGACAATGAATGATCAGCGTAGCAACCGTCCAATGCCGCCAGGAAACCGGTGCCGTCAATACGACCGTCATCGTCTGCCGGATTGAAGTATGGCGACATAAAGTACGGCAGCAACCCTATCCCAGATAGCTTGTTTGACACCAACGCGTTTCTCAGCACGTTCGCAACGCTTTCGGCATCCTCGCCAGACCAATAGTACAAGACAGGAACACGAAGCCCGTAGCTGCATGTTCTTGACAAGGTCCCCCCTTCTCTCCCGTCAAGACCTGTAGCATAACCCAGACGTGATCCCAGGATATATCTCAGTATGACCTTGTGCCTTACCAAGAAATCCATATGATCTGAGCTGGGGCACGAAAACGATGCGTCTATGAATACATTCGTGGTGATTCTGGCGCCATGGGGGTCCCCGTTTACACTGCAAAAAGTCTTTATCCACGCTATGACGCTATCCCACTCAAATGTATCTGGACCAGTATCGAGGAAGATCCGCAGTCTTGATATGTTGGTTGCATCGGAGGCCATACCCTTGATCGCCATGACGCTCTCTGGGCCAGAGAGGCACGAGCGCCGACAGTATAAACTAACGCTTGCGCCATCCCTCCCCTTCCCGCCTGCCTTCCGGTATGGTACAGTAGTATTCTCTGATGCGCTCAGGCCTAGCTTGTGTTTCTCGACATTGCATGGCTGAAGTAATTCCATAGCCTCTAATTCGGTCAGCACTTCAGCATGCTTTGCGAATCGGTCGAGTACTGCTATCTGGCCAGACCGCAACGGAGCCACTGGGAGTCCAAGGGCTCGTTCCAGCTCATCAACTACGTCGTAACGGTCTGTATCCATGGCCATCTATGGTGTGTCGGGTATCGGCTCGGGAAGGTTAGACAGCCCTCCCTTAGGGTCCAGCCATACTCTCACCACATCCTTATAGGAGTGGCCCAACTCAACGTGGCCACCCGATCAACTCAACCAGATGCCGGTTGCGCCAATTCCGCGACACCTTGGACAGGTACACCATGGGGCATTCGATACTGGCGACTCCTGCCTTCCACAGTTGGCATGATATAGCACTATTTAGGAGCCATCGATGGCTCCCACGAGAAACTTCTGCAGTCCCTGAGCCTTCAGCCAATCTAGTACGATCTTAGTGGCTGCTCCGTCATTGCCCAGAGCCCCTAGGGCACGAGCAAGATTGGAGATATCCTGAGGCTTCATAGCCTGCAAGTCATCATCCTTACCTACGGGGAACACTTCCAATAGCCTTCTTCCCCAAAGTTGACGTTCCTCCTCGTCGAGTCCGTCATGGTAGTACTTGGCAAATTGACTCCAACGATGGGTCCCAACTGATCCCGCAACTGAGTCATTCAGGAAGTATTTGCCGGTTATGTGTATGGCCACTCTCCTGCGCCCCGACGTAACCGCCTGTTCTGCCGGGTAGCCATACCCAAGTCTTCGACCAAGATCCGCAAGCTGGTCTACTGTCCAAGTCTTCCACGTGTCGCTATGGCCCGTCCAAGTAGCCAAGAACTCATTCCCATGCTGTTCGCCGAGTTCCCAGAGAACGTCCTGAATCGCTCGTGCTTCCTGATACCCCATGGCCCGAGTACCATAGGTCGTCCTTAACTTATTTCGCCAGCCTGCCAGAGCTGCCGCGGCAGTCGGGGCATTCTTCAAGGACGCCATCGCCCGCCCTAACGAAAGTGCTTTCTGGAAATCTTCCGGTTGAAGCTCACGGTTTATATGCGTCTCTATCCAAACAAACGCCAGACTCGCAGCCTCTTCCTTCGCCCCTAAGGTCGACATTGCCTCTGCAACTGGCCCAACACTGTCGATGGAGAGTTCCCCAACGTCACTGTCAGTGACACAGAATGCAGATCGCAGTTTATTGGCCCACGTGGCTCGCTCGCTTTGGGACAATCCTTCGGTGTAGTACTTCACAAATCGTGTCCAATGCTCGAGTCCGACCGATCTTACTGATGGGTCGTCGGACATGTGGGTGGTCGCTATATGACTGGCCACCCGCCTCCTCCCCTGCGTAACTACGGGCTCAACCGGGAATCCCCACCCCAACATGCCGCCAAGCCCGACCAACTCCTCAAGAGTCCATGACTGCCACGATGTATGGTTGCCAGTCCACGCCGCAATGAATGCATTCCCGTGCTTCTCTCCCAGCCCCCAGAGCGCGCCCTGAATTCGCTTTGCCTCTTCATAGCCCATCTCCTTGCTACCGAAGCGAGATCGCAACTGAGTACGCCAATGCTCCCTGGTGGACAACTTCATGTCCTGGCCAAGGAACGTCACAAACTTCTCCCAGTTGTGCGCATCCACCATGTCCGTCGTGATTTCATCTGCAAGGAATCTGCAACTGATGTAGTCTGCAAGTAGCGTCCGCTGCTCGGAGGCGGCCTTGCCCTGATTGGCCAGTTGCTCAGATAGCACTGCGAGATCAACGGGGCCCATTGATGACCACTCAACAGGGCATTCAGCGGCCCGCGATATGGCCGCCGAAAGAGTCAGGGCCACAAGCCCCGCTACTACGCAGAGCCGCTTAATCATTCCGCCCATCATTCTTCCTTCTCCTACCCATAGAAATGACTGTCGCGCCCAATAGCTTACCGGACCGTATCAGCACGCATCTGAAGGGCCTGCCATACGGCTACCCAGACCCCGTTGACGATGCTCACTCTAATCTCCACCCCGACTTGTGTCAAGCGGATTCCGCCCTGATTCATTCCCAGTTTGCGTGGGCGATTTCCTTTCTCAGTTCGCGGAGGAGGCGGAAGAGTCCGGGGAGTCGGTCCATGAAGAGGAACTGTCCAATCGCGAAGAGGCCGTATTCATGGGGTCTATAGTCGCCCCGGGCAACTGGACATGGGCGACAGAGATGGTAACCGCACCTGCCGGGGCTGTCAAACGCGGACCGGATGCTCTCGACGGCAAACGTCAGCAGGAAAGGGCGACAGGTGTGGTCGCACCACACAGAGAAAAGAAGGCCCGGTCCGGGGGAGAGACCAGGCCAATTTCCGGCCAGGGAGGGGGAGCCCTAACCGTGGGTTGCAGCCTACCAGAAAAACGTGCTTCTACGCAAGGTCAAGGCTGACAAGAGTAGCTCGTGGCTGTTACCTTTCGGCGGATTAATCGCCTGACCGATGAATGCAGACTTGGCAAATACCGGCGTCGACATCCCGGCCAGTGAGTTGGCAAAGACTTGGCTGGCCGCAGCAGTTGGGCACGAGATGCGGGCAGCGATCTGTGGCAGTTGCGCCGCGTCGTCTGCGCAGTTCCGCCACCGTCCTCACAGCGTCTCCTGGCCCTTTGCCGAAGGCTCTCAATTTCGTCATAGCGTCACCGTCCAGTAGCCGCAGAAGCACGCGCTACCCGGGCTGGAGGCGTGCTCGTCGCACCAGCCGGGCGGGTAGGTGTTGCCGCTACAGTCCTTCATCACCAGGTCGAACGCCCCCGTCAGTTGCCCGCCCACGCACGAGACATGTTCCGTCACGTCCTGCATGTCGGCCAGGCACGAACCGATGAAGCAGCTATCCGGGCAGCCCTCGCACGGGTCCACCAGGACGCTGGGGCCGGTGTAGTACAGCCCCGCTTCGATCCGCACCCCGTCCGGCTTGCTCGCGTCGGTATAGCAGCCGATCCATAGCTTGTAGTAGAACGTCCACGTCTCCGGGTAGTATGGGTGGTCCACGAGCCGCCGCATTTCGTACAACCACTCGGTCCAGCCCGTCCCGTACCACTTCATGCAGAGGTGTTCGTACGTTCCGTCGGCCAGGAACTCGACGTACCACCACGGAGCGTTGTCGTTGTAGTTCTCGATGTTGTCATCGTTCACCGACGGCGTGCCGACCCAATCGCGGCAGGCCTCGCAGCAGTTGCCCGCGATGGCGCAGTCGGTTGCCAACACACCACCGGTCGGACGTGTGAGGATAGCGACGTCGCCGGCCATGATCGGAGCCATTACGTCACCTCGCACGGGCCGGTGCTGAACGCCACCGACCGCGTCTCTACCGATACGGCCACGAGCGCGCCCAGCGAATCGTAGGTCGGCGTGCGGATGAACTGGTAGACCGGATCGCCGCTCACGCCCGACCAGTACAGCCGCATGGGCATGAACTGCACGCCGTAGAATCCCGGCTCCTGGGCGTCGATGGCCCACTCTTCGGTGTCTGCCGTCTCGCCGCTGCCGCCAAGCACCTTGGGGTCGCCGGAGATACCTGCCCGAAGCGGCTCGCCCAGCCGGATCACAGCCCACTTCAGCCCCGTTCCGCTGTCCTTCCATAGGATCACCGCCGAACCGGACGCGCAGCTTGTCAGCACCGGCTGTCCGGCAGCGATGTCGGCGAACTGGTGGCCGGCGTCGGTGACGTTCACCACGGCCGGGCACACGCCCGCTGCGCAGGCCTTGCCGATCTCGCCCTCGGCGATGGGTTCCAGCAGAACGACAAACTTGCCCGCATGGCTGGCTGCGGGCGTCACGCCGACTAACGCCACTTGGTTGGCAAAGCTGTCTGCGGCTTCGGACGGTGTGAAGATAGGCGAGTCGATTCCCAGGACGGTAAAGCGGGCGGCATCCGCGCCACTGGCGTTCTTGACGGGCACGATGCCCGTCTGGCGGAACGCCTGCGTCGGCTTGGAGCCCGTTCCCTGCTGACGCTGTAGATAATCCCTGGCCGCGTCAACGAAGGTGTTGAACGTGGCCGCAGGTATGTCCAACGGCTGGCCGGGGCGTACCTTCTTCAGGTGGTCACCCATGGGTCACGTCCCTATCCCCAGACCCGAGAAGTCACCTTCCTCGTAGACCTTCTCGATGTAGACGGCCACGGGCTTCTTGACGATGGCCTTGGCGGCAGAGTCCTCTGCGTCGGCGTAGCGGACCCACATGTACTCCCAGCCCTTCTTGTCGATTCCGCCGATGTCGCCGACCGTCAGGCCGGTGCGGTTCTCACTGGCCGCGAAGCGGAAGCTGATCTCCCAATCCTCGTCGCCTCGCTTCGATCCGGACGCGCCGAGGAACAGCACCTCGCCTGCGGCAAAGCCCTTGAACGACGCGTTGTTCACTCGGCCGGTGAGCGACCGCAGCGTTGACTTGTAGCCGCCCGTTACCACGCCATCGGCCAGGTAATGTGTCTCGGAGAAGTTGTAGACGGGCACTGTGATGTCCACGCCTTCGACAGAATCGTGCGTAACGCCGACAGCCCCCTTGAAGTCGGGTGCGGTCTTGCCGGCCGGGGCGTACTTGTTGACCGTGCTGATCGACTGCGTGATGTGCTGCGTCCCGCCGCCGGTGTCGAATGAGAAGGCCGAGTCGCCCGTATCCGGCGGCTCGCTGTCTTGCGAGGATCGGGCGTAGCGGACAGTTCCACTCCAGATGCAGGCGTCCGGGTTGTTGGCGTCCATCACGACCGGCTCGATCTGACTGGCCTGACGAGTGAGGTACTGGTAGCTCGAAGGTGCTTCGCCGAGCATGGCGTTCTTGGCGTCCACGTCGCTGGCCGTGCCTCTGACCTGGTAGCTGAACGTGACGGACAGGTTCGCGCCCGTCGTCCATTGCCTGCTGTCGGGGAGCTCTTCTACTGTGATTGCCATAGCTCGCGCCTTATGAGAACGTCAGGCCGCTCGTGTTCGCCTTGTCGAGCAGCTTCTTCGTGTTCTTGGCGGTTTCCTCGGTGGCCTTGGCCGTGCGGTCGGCGGAATCGCCGGATTGCAGGCCGAGAAGCGAGGCAGCATTGAAGGTGCCCGTCACGCCAATCTTTGCCGCTTGCTGCGATAGTTCCATGCCACCCAGTTCGGCCGCCGTCTGAAGGCCCGACAAGTCCGGTGCCTTGATCTCGATTGCACCTTCCAGACCCAGCAACTTGCCCAGTGGTGTACCGCTCATCTTCTCGCGGAACTCCACGTCGTGTGCCTGCCAGTCCTTCGAGAGCTGCTCGCCGAGGGCGGCCACCCGGCCGGAGAGTTCCTTCTCAAGAGGACCGATCTGGCGCGCCGCGATCTTGGGCATCTCCTTGATTGCCGACTCGAAGCCTTCCAGCAGCGGCGTCCATTCGAAGTTCCATCCTTCGCCCTTCACGAAGCCGATGATCGCATCCCACAGGGCCTTCAGGTTGCGGCCGATGTTGACGGCCACGGTCTTCGTGAATCGCCACATCGTGGTGAAGATGTCCCGCCAGTTCTCGGCGAACCACTTCAGCGTCGCGGGGATCACCTCGACGAAGAAGTGCTTCACCTGGGATGCGAACCGCACGATGTTCAGCACGCCGGCCACAGCCGCGTACTCCAGCACCTGCCGCCAGTTCTTCACGGCGAAGACGACTGCCGATATGGCGGTGACTACCGCCCCCTTGAACCAGCCGAACGCCTTGCCCAGCCACTCGATGGCCTTGCCGCCCAAGTCGGTCGTGCCGTGCAGGACAGCACCGAGCGCGACCACCGCACCGATCACCAGCCCCAGAGGCGACAGGATGAAGCCCAGCACGGTAGCCAGGCCGCCGAGAACCGTTCCGGCAAGTGAAATGGCCGTGCCCAGCGCAGCCAGTGCGACGCCGCCGGCCACCACTATCGCCGCTACCTTCGCGATGGACACCACTACCTGCCGGTTGGCCTCTATCCATGACTTGGCCTTGACGCCAATGGACGTAAGGATGCCAGCTAGCTGCTGAAGCGCCGGGGCCAGCGCGGCTCCCACTTGGAAGACGCCCATCTTGACGACCTTCCAGAGGGCGTCCATTGCGTCGGTGAAGTCTTCTGCGGCCTTGGCGTCCTCGCCGGACATCGTCAGCCCAAGCGCCCGGGCCTGCTGCTGAAGTTCCTCGATGCCGGCGGCTCCGCTCGCGAACATCGGCAGCAGGTTCGTGCCCGTCCTGCCGAACAGCGTCATGGCGATGGCCGCGGCCTTCGTGGGATCGGAGATCTGCGAGATCGCGTCGGCCAGCTTCTTGAACTGCTGCTCGGGAGATAGGCCTTCGAGATCCTCGAACGTCAGGCCCAGGTCGGCGAGGGCATCGACGGCCGTGGACATGCCCCGCCCGGCGTCGTAGATGCTCCGCTGCATCCGGCGAAAGCCGGTCTCCAGCGCCTCGATGGACGTTCCGGACTGGCTGGCGGCGTACTTCAGCTCCGAAAGCGACTCGACAGACAGGCCGGTCCGCCTGGCCATCTTGGCAACCTGATCGCCCATGGAGCTGAACGCCTTGGCCGCCCCGAGCATGGGCGCAAGCACGGCCGTGCCGAGACCGGCCATCTTCAGGCCCATGTTGCGGACGCTCGCGCCGAACGCCTTGAGCTTCCTCTCCGCCGCCCTCAGCCCGCGCACAAGCTTGCTGTCGTCGGCGAACAGCTCGACGAACGCACGACCGGCTCGGATTGCGTTAGAGGATGTCACTTGAGCGGCTCCTGCACGCGAGATGCTTCCACGCGACAAATGGGTGTGGTACGCTTGCTTAACGAAGCCCGAGGTCCTGCGCTATGAACTACAGACAAGAGGTCCGCCGCATCTCTTCGAAGTGTCGGGCCAGCCTCGACCTCAGTCGGACCGGCGAAGACTTGGCACATCTGCACTACCCCTGCATCCCTCTCTGCATCATTGACGCCGTCTTCTCCATCAATGCGCGAGCGCAAGCTACGGCAAACGTGATTGAACGGTACCGGCGACACGCGGGGATTGGCAGCAGCCGTGAGCACACGGTTCAGCAGTTCATAGAAACCGTAGATGCAGCTGGTGGTGCGGAGCGGTTTGCCTCGGAGGTATTGCACAACCGCCAGCGAACCAGCCCGAGGGGAGGAATACTCAAGGCAGAAGTTGCTTTGATGTACGGTCATGTTCTAACGGAGTTCCACGTCAACCGTCGCAGAGACATTCCCAAGATCATCGACAGCGACAGATTCTCACGGCGTATCAGGCTTCTCCCTGGGCAAGGCGTGTCCTCGGATTTCTTCCTGATGATGTTGGGCCGCGAGGATCTGGTGAAGCCGGATCGCATGGTTGCCAGGTTTGTGTCAGACTGTCTCGACAGCAAACGCGTCGCTCCCGTCATGGCGGCCCACCTCCTTGCAGAGGCAGCCAGAGATCTGCAACACGACCATCCGCACATGACACCCCGTCTCCTGGACTGGCTTGTGTGGGACTACCAGAGCGATTCTGGCTAGTGGCCGTCGTTCTCCGTATGGCTCTGCATTCGAGCGTCATACCGTCACTCCCCGTCGTCCAGCGGCAGCGCATACCAGCCTTCGGGCAAGTCCATCTTCCCGGCGACTGGTTCGCCGCCGGAGTCCTTCACCCAGACCTTCGCATCCTTGACGGTCTCGCGCAGACGTACCGGCGTGCCGTGCGGGACATAGATCGTCCGCACGCATCCCGCGCAGGTTGGCAGCAACATGATGGGCAGAAGGAACGGTATCAGTCGCCTTAGAAGCTTCATGGTCTGCTCCAGTGCTTACGGACCTTGGCCCGCAGTTTGTCACGCGTATCGCGATCCGGGTCGGCGTCCTCCGCCGTGGGCCGCGATTGCCTGGCAACCCACGGCAGAAGGGCCTGGAAGAAAGCGGTCAGGATGGCGACGAGCCACTTCATCACGCGGCCTTCGAGTCGCTCAGTCCGCCGAAGCGGTCCAGGTCGTTGTGTGTGATCTGGATGCCTTGCTTGATCTCCTCGACGAGCTTCGCCGACGGCTGCTTGCCGTTGTTGGCTTCCGCGTATGCATCGATAACGAATCGCAGAGCTGCGTCGAGCTTGGCCAGTCCGGCGTTGGGGGTGTCGTCGGGAATCTGTTTCTCTGCCAGCTTGATGCCGGTGATGATGCTGCCCTCGTACTTCTTCCACGCTTCCTGGAACGGGTTGAGCTTGCTGGCCAAGAAGATGAAGAATCCGACCACAGCTGCCCACGTCACGGCGAAGCCGAAGCCCGAGTTGAGGAACTTACCGATGGCCTCGATGATTGCGCTGACGTCCATGTCATTGTCCTTTCCGGCCTTGCCCTTGTAGGAAGGCCTGCTTCAGAGTTCCGATGTTCTCGCTGTTCACTTGCACGACCTCGCCTGACTCGCGCCCGTACGGGTCATAGTCCGACGGCTTCAGCGCCCGGCCCTTCTTCGGATCGCGGTGACAGTTGGCCGTCAGTGCCAGCAGGACCGACAGACGGCTCCACTCGTCGCGGCCGTGGCCTTCGGCCATCCACAGCAGTTGCCGCAACGTCAGCGGTCGGGGATCGACGCGGAGGCCTCCGGCAATGAGCCAGACATCGCGCCATCTATCACTTCCTGCACGTCCATCCCGCCGATCTTCTCTTCGATTGCCTTCACGGCCGCGTCGATCATCGCCGCCTGCGTCTCCACGGCGCGGGCCCGGTCGGCCCGGCCGCGGCTCTGGAAAAAACCCACGAGCTCCTCGTAGAAGGCCTTCTGCGCCGCCAGCAGCGTCGCCCCGTCGAAGCCGGCCCGCACGTCCGCGGCTGTGACCTTGTTCGCCTCGAACTGGCCGGCGAGCAGCGCACAAAGCACCTCGCCGAGGAGCATCTCGTCTGTGCCCAGCCGCGTTAGCAATGGAGGGTCTCCCGCCTCCGGCTGGAGCAGGTCCACGCCGAGCGCGTCCTTGACGGCCATGGCCGTGCCCAGGTTAAGACTGATGGTCCAGTTCCGTCCGTCTGCGTCGGCGAATGCCTTCACTATGCACCTCCGACTTCGTGCCATTCGACGAACACGGCCAGCTTCGCCGTCACGTCAGCGACGATGGCCTCTTCCAGAGATTCGTTGCGGGAGAAGTTGGTGATGGCGAAATCGCCCAGCGGACCTTGTGCGCCGCTGACGGACACCTTCTGGTCCAGCACGGCCAGGGCGACCGTGCCGGCCGTGAGGAAGGCGGCCTTGATCGCGTCGAAGACCGCATCGCCCGGCCGCCAGACCATCTGAAACTCGACGGTGCACTCGCGGAGGGTCGGAGCCGTCGCACGCCAGCCGGAGTTGCCCCGCGTGGTGATATCCGCTTCGCCCGCCTCCATGTTGAGCGTCACGTCGCGCACGTTGTCCACCTCGGTCATGCCCGATGGACTTGTCTCGCCGGCCGCTCCCTGGTACAGCCCGGCGTTCATGCCGAGAACGTAGGTTGCCATTGCGTGTCACTCCTTACCTGACACTGCCGGCCCACATGGCGGGCAGCTTGGGTTGCTCCTTCTCAAAGGCCGGTCCCATGTATGGACGCGCCTTCATTCGCACACGTCGCTTCCTACGATGGCCTCGCAGGCCTTCGACGATGGTGGACGTTCCGCCGTGCTCCAGCGCCTGCGGCGCGTCGCCGATCTTCTGGTTCAACCGCTGCGGTCCTATGACCACGCTTCGCCGCTGCCGGTCGTAGCCGAAGAAGATGAACCGCCTCAGCAGGCCCGTGTGGCTGCTTGGGGGCTCGCCGGGGGCGCTGATGCGTTTCCGTTTGCGGATGGAGGATCTTGCGCCGCGCCTGACGAACGCCCCGAAGCGGCTAAAGACCCTCCGCGTCGCACGGTCCACAGCGCCCGTGACCGCCTTGCTGTCGAAGAACATCTGCTTGGTCACGAAGCGGATCATCTGCGGTGCCCCCTCGCCGTGCTGGTAGACGTGGACGTTCCGCCGGGTACTCCGTCGGACGGTAGCGTGATCTCCAGAAAGGCCGCGTTGTCGCCGGTCAGGTCGTAGCCGTGATAGCGAGGCTGCGTAGGAGGCGTCGGGGTGTCCCACGGGTCGATGATGCACAGGTGCAAACCGTTACCCGCCGGCCATTCGCCGGCTGCGACGATGTCCGGCGACTTGATCCATCCCGCCCCTTCCTCGGGGGCGCTCTGCCAGTCGATTCCGATCGGGTGAGCGGCCACAGCGTCCAGGATGTCGGAATAGTTGTCCGCCTCGGTCAGGCCGCCCGAGATGCCTGTGCTGTTGGCCAGGCGGATGGCGGTCGGATCGGCGATGCTGTCATGCAGATACATCCGGGCCGCCAGGGGGGCCTGGTACTCGGTGATGTCGAAGGCCATTAGCGAGCGGTCTATCGCGCAGAAGCAGTCCTCGCGGACGCGGGTGGTGATGCCCGTGCCCTGCCAGGAGCTCTCGGCGGCGGCTTGTATCACGGCCCACTGGCCCGGCGCATCGTCGCGTGTGTAGATGCGCACGGCCATATCGCCGTAGGTCAGGCGGACGGTCTCCGGGTCGAGGTTGATCTCGTCGATCCCAGCCGCTTCGGCGTATGCCTTCGCCTTGGCCAAGCTGAGCTGCACCCGTTTGGCGGCAAGGTCAATCGAGCAATCCTTGCCCAGCCGCAGCTTCCAGGCGTCGAAGAACAGACCGCAACGCAGGCCCTCGATATCGGGGAACTCCAGGCCGTCGGCGACGACGCTCACGTTCCTACTGAAGTCCACGTCGAATGCCAGGCCGTCCGGGCAGGACGCGGGCGTGAGGACTGGCCCGAAGTGTGTAGCTGTGACGACATCGCGCTTGGTCGCCAGCGCCAGTGCAGCTGCGTCGGTTGCGCTTGGCCGCAGGGATATCCAATCGTCGGCCAGGCGGACAACGTAGGCTTCGCCGTCCCGCTTGACGCTCAGCAGGCTATCGACGCGCCGCCAGCGGCCTTCGTAGCGGGCGAACTTTGGTCCGGCGTACAGCCGTGCGCGGCTGCCGATGGTCTCGGTTGTGGCGTTCAGGACGGCCAATTGTCATCCTCCGTCACGAGCACGGTTTCGTCGGGAAGCACCACGGACACCGACTGCTGCCCAGCCGGCGCCAGCAGGCGCTTGGCCAGGCCGAGAGCGGTCTCACGCTGAATATGCGGCTGGCCCGGAACGTCGAGCAGGCCGATCACGAAACCATCCTCGCTGCCGTTGGCGTGAACGTAGCGCGTGGGCGTGACGCTGACACACAAGCGCAAGGCGGTTACGGCATGACAGACGGCCTCATCGGCTATCGCTCGCCTGCTAGGGGCGACGCCAAGCTCTATACGCGCGAGATGTGTCGGGCAATTCCTCACGATGCCACCGCTCCGAACGGCGTCCATGTGACGGTCGAGTCGCTCGCACCGACCGGCTTGGCGTAGAGCTTGGTGCAGCCGGCGCAGTCGATCTGGTGATTGCCCTCGGCCTTGTAGCCGCAGCCGACGTTCGACGGATCGCCGGCCTCGACCTTGGCGACCAGGTAGGTTTCCTCGGAGACGCCAACGTGGAGGTACTGCACGTCTTCCGGCAGGTCGATTGCCGTCCATTGGCCTGCCGTCGCTGTCACCGCCGCAGGTGCGGCGATAGCCCGGAAGCCGCACGCCAGACGAACCATCAGAGCGCCGGTCTCGTCGTCTACCTGCACGTCAGCGGAGTTGAGCCACTTCTTTGCCATGTCGTTCGGCTCCTAGGTCAGAAGTCTGTAGGTGAGAGTCAGCACCGATGTGAACAACCGCTTCTCTGCCAGATGGTCGGGCGCGTAGACGGGCTCATTGGCGGTCCTCACCCAGCACGCCTGAGGCGCTGCCGACAACGGCCGGCGCTGGAGGAACCCGGCGATCTCCTCGACCAAGCCGACCAATTCGGCTACTTCGGTATCCAGGTCCGTGCCCAGCTTCTTCTGTACGCCCACGTCGATCTGCACGTCATGCTGGCTCATCGTGCGGGAAGAACCTGTGATCTCCACGGCACGCGGAACGACAGTCACGCGCAGGTCTTGAAGGTCGGACAACTCGAAGTCCGGCAGCACACTGCGTTGCGGTGTGAAGCTCTGGCTGAGGTCTCCGGTGCCAGCCGCAAGCTCAGCCGTAACCGCGTCCGCTATGTCGATGATGGTTGACACTTGCTTATGCTCCGAACACCAGGTTCCAGACTGCCCCGACGGCCAGAGTGACGGTCGAGCCAGCGATGATCCAGAGCAGCCGCGACCGGGTCATCTCGGCCGCTTCCAGGCGATCAAGTCGAAGCTGAATGCCCGGTCTGCCGTTGCCGCGAATCGCCTCGTCCATCCGGTCGAGTTTGGCGTGGATCGAGGCGAACTCGTCCCTACAGATGCTCTCATACTGTGCTTCGCAGCCGTTCATTCCGTGCCCACTTCCTTCGTATGAATCCGCATTGTCGTCCGGTACGGATCGCTCCATCGCCAGTGCCCCTGGCCCGCCAGGTTCATCACCTCGTAGACCACGCCGTCGGCGACGATCTGGTCGCCCGCCTCCGGTTCGTCGAACGTCGGTGAAAACGCCTCGGCCAGGATCAGGAAGTCCGTCACCTGCGCACCGACCCGAAGGCCGTAGTCGTCCTCGACCTCGTACTCCGTGCGGCCGAACGTGGCGCTGACCTGAAGTTCAGTCGCGTCCCGGCGATAGGTGACCTGGCTGGAGCAGTGCGCCGTGCGCTGCTGCTCCAGCCATTGGCTTCCTTGCCTCAACAGGTCACCCACGCTCGTGAGACTCCTTTACTGGCTCAGGCGAACGCGAACGGTCGTGTCGTCATCGCCTGCAGCGGCGACGGTCTTGCCGATCAGCTTGTTGCCGGTGGCGGTGGTCGTCGCTTGCTGGTTCGCTTCGTCCCAGTACACGTTCGCGTGGGCAGATCGAACACACCCGTGACCGCCAGCGCCCCCAGCTTGTCCGCCGGGATGGGCACCTTGGCCACGCCGATGAGTTCTCCCTGAACCACGACATCGCCCGCCGCGACGTCGGTCGCCGGGGTGTAATCGATGGTGTTTCCGTCATGCACAAAAGTCGCCATGTGTCAGTTCCTTTCCGTTATGGGCTTACGCCGCGCCCTTGCTCTTGACCATGCCGCGGAAGTCCACGACGTTCGCTTCCACGTCGAAGACGACCTCGTACTCCACGCGAAGGATCGAACCGTTACCAACCTGCGTGATCGTCGGCGTGCGCTGGCCGTTGAGGTAGTCCACCTCGACGGTGTCGCAGACGGCCGTATCGCAGATCAGATACCACGCGCTCTCGCTGGCCCCGGCGTAGGTGGTGTTCGACAGGCGCGGCTCGACGATGATCGTGAACACGCCCTGGAACGGGTTGTACGTCGGGTTATTCTTGTCGGCGGCCGTAGCCGCACCGACGTGCTGGAGGCTGGCGGAATTGATCAACTGCCGGGCGATGAACTCCAGTTCCGGCGGCACCAGCAGGTATCGCGGCTGGAGGCCGATGGCGTTGCCCTGCGAGTCGGTCTGCTTGCGGAAGGTCTCTAACGCCTTACGCAGCCCCTCGGCTGACAGAACGGTCGTCGCGCCAGTGAGGTAGTTCTTGTTACCGCTGGCAAACAGGCTGGTCGTGCCGTCGGAGAGCTTGTTGGCCAGCAGCTTGGTGTAGACCAGGTCGTCAATCTTCCGCCGACAGATCGCCCCGAACGCCGCGGGAAGCCGTGTCAGCGCGCCGAGATCGTCGTTGATGATGTCCGACCGGCCAATGGCGAACGCCAGGGCTTGGGTCTTGAGCTTCACGACGGCCGACTCGTCCGAGGCGGTCAGGTGCTTCGGTTCCCCGTCGGGACCGATCTCCTGGAGACCGCCGGAGAGATTCAGCCGCGCACGGGTTTGGGTCTTGAAGTCGGGCAGATCGCCCTGGCCGCACCAACTCAGCGCCGTGGACGGGAAGTCCGTGTAGCTCTTGAGGAGCGCCTTGTTGGCCACGTTGCTCAACAGCACCGGGAACGACGTGGTGGACAGAGCTGCGCGAACGATTGCCGCACTGTCCAGATCGGCTTCCAGCCCATCGATCCGCAGGCACATCGCCGCGGCCTGCACGAGGCCCATGCGGCGGTATCGTTGCGCGCCGTCGAGATAGTCGCGCCCGTATTCGGCCTCGACGAATTTGGTGTCATCCGTGGCGCGAAGGCACAGACCGGCCTCGATGGCACGGACCGGCGAGTGTTCGCCCGTCACCGTGACCGCCGGGGCCTTGGGACGCTCGGCGCGCAGGACTTCCAATTCGGCCTTCGTCACGTCCCATCCCTCCTTGATCGCCGTGGCGGCGAGGTCCGCGTGATCTCCACAGACCTTTCGCACGGCGGCGATACGTTCCTGTTCGGCAGCCGCTTCGGCGCGGATGTCGCCCGCCGGATCGATTCCGGCGGTTGCGGACGGACCGGTCTCCTTACCGGTCCCATCCGCTGCCTGCGCGTCGGCGGCCTCGATGTTCTGTTGTTGCTGTTTGACTTCCGTGTCCTTCATCGTGTCATTCTCCCTGGCCGAAGCGGCCACGTTTGCCGAGGTATTGCCGTCGGCTGCAAGGTCTACAAAGCTGATCTCACCCAGCGTCGAGCGCCGGACGACATAGACAGGTCCGGCGAACTCCCGGCCGTTGACGGCGGCCATCTGGCCATCCTTAACGAACTCGAACTGATCTACTGTCGCGCCGATGCTCGCCTGCCACGGGAATCCGTTATGGGCGTCGGCGACGACCTCCTGGGCCGTCCGGCCCGTACAGGAAACGATCCCCTCGGCCGTGAGTGTTCCACCGTCCACGCGGATCGCGTCGGTGTGGCCCACGCGTTTGTCGGTGTCGTGGCCGACGCGGATGGGCCGGACCTGCGAGGGAATGCTCATCCCGGCCAGGTCCACCACGACCGGGAACTTCCACTCGGCCAGGCGCATCGGTCCGCCGGTGTAGGCGATCATGCTGAATCGAGGCAGTTTCGCCTTGGCATCGTCGTCCGAACGGTCGGCGACGCCGCCTGCTTCGATCCGCATGGACGCCGTGAGCGTGAGCTGCTCAGGCGGCTTGTTGGGATTGTTCTTCATCGTCGTCTTCCTCGATTGGTTCTTCCTGTTCGGGTTTCGACCGCGCCTGCGAGGCGGGAAGTCCCAGTTCCTTGATCAGGGCGACTTCGCGCGCCCGTTGGCGCAGCTCGGTCTCCCAGTCCTTTCCTTGACGGGCATACTCTGCCGCCAGCGTGGTGGTATTGCTGGTCAGGCGGGTCGCCTGGGCGTTGGCTTCCTTGGCCGGATCGACGTGTTCGTGCCCGTCCCAGAACCACTGGTGCGGCGAGTCGACCGCGTCGCCCGCCCCGAACACGCGAACAGCCTCCGACAGCCACGCGCCGAGGATGCGGTCCAGAACGCGGGATTCCAGATCGGCCTGCTCGACGGAGATGCTCTTGTAGTAGGTCTGGTGGTCCAACCGACCGGAGGCGTAGTTGTAGTCGCTGGAGTTGCAGGCAGCGATGTTGTACGGCATGTTCAGACAGCGTGCGATCTCGTTGAGAATCTCCCGTTTGAACATGTCATAGGTGGTCGCGGGCTGCTCGGCCTTGATCTGCGACGGCTCCCAACCCTCCGGCGTGAAGACGGCCATGTTCGAGACGAACTCCATTTCCGTCATGGGCTCGACCTCGGCCGACTCACCCCCGGCGGGCGTGTTAGTCTTCATCAGAATGGCGATATTGGCCGCGCTTTCCGCCGCCTTGATCACCGCCAACGTGTAACGCCGCAGTTGGGCGAACAGCGGAAGCGCCGGCAGAATATCCGGCAGGCCGCGCGATTGGCCCGGCCGGTCGGCGCGGAACCAGTGAATCATGCTCGTCGCCGGGATGCGGTCGTACCGCGTACCCACCGACGCGCCGCTCGAGCCGGGATGCTCGCCCAGCACGTGGTACTCTTTCGGGTTGCCGAACTCGTCGAAAACGATCCCGTCCACCTTCCCGGCCGAATCGGCTATGATCGGCGAGAGGTCAGGCGTGGTGACCTGATCGGCCTCGATCAGGCGGATGTCGAGCTTGACCGGACCGTCGAGTTCGGCGTTGTTGAACAGCAGCGCGAACGCCTCCCCGTCGGCGGCGCGGGCCTGTCGCATGGTGCGGAGCTTGCCGGGCAGATCGACAGCCTTCGCCCAGGCGGCGAACTCGGCTTCGATCTCGCGATTGGTCTGATCGCTGTCGGTCAGCATCTGGAGACGCGGCCCGGTGCCGATCACGTCGTTGGCCAGTGTGAGCACGATCCCGCGAGCATAGGCGTTGTTGGCCACCTCGTAGCGGGCGCGGCTGCGGAGGGTGCGGCGCACGTCCGGTGAACCGGCGGCGTCAGCCGAGAGATGATCGGCATTGGCCCAGTGTTTGCGGTTATCCGGCGTGGTCCGCGCCGCGTCGAATCGGCCGCGCACGAGCATCATCTGCCCGACGGTCTGCACCTTCTTGCGTTTTATCCAGGGCCACAATCCCATGTGTTACACCGCTCCCGGGGGTACAATCTTGGCGCGAGTGAACGCCTTGGCCGGATTCTTCCCCGCGTCTTTACTCGCGAGGTACTTGTCGGCCTCGATCTGGTCTTTCAGCGAATGCTGATCGACACTGCCCGAATCGCCGCTGGCGCGCTTGGGCCCCTCGGCGTTCTGCTTGATGGTTTCCTTCAAATCTTCAGCCATAGCGCCGCCTTTCCTTCACTACCTACCGCCGAGGAGCGCTATGTGTCCGGGCGTGGGCCACGCGGGGGATGAGGGTTCCAGATATGGAAAGAATGTCAGTTGTCCGAGCCGACGGCCCGCTCGGACGTGGTCATGCGCCGGCCGCAGTGGCGGCAGCGACGGTAGCGGATGATCATCCGGTTCACCTTCCGGGTGTGGTCCACGACGAAGTGGCGACAGCCGCAATCGCGGCATTCCAGACCCACGGCCCGCTCGGTAGACGGCCAGGCTTTGCGTTCGCTCAACTGCTCGTCCATCAATCTCTCCTCCGCAGATCAGCCTGCGTGTAGCGCTTCCGAGAGCGGGCGGCGGTCTCGCCGGGGGCCTTGACGCCGCACATCGAAGCCGCGGCGGCGCAGCCGACCAGGCAGTCGAACCAGTGGTTGTCCGGGCGCGTCGGACGCGGGGACCATTCGTGGACGACCCGGCCCAGGGCGGCGGTTTCGACCCAGGTTTCCGAATGGGCAACGTGCTCTGCGAACAGTTCGTGCTCGCGGCCGTCGGTGCCGAAGATGCTGATGCCGCCCCGGTCCCCGGGGGCGGTGAGCAGGCCCGAATGCACGAACGTTTTCCAGTAGTTCACATCCGTCAGCACGTGGGGGAACTCGCCGGTCTTGCGGACGTTGGGAATGTACCAGTAGTGGCCGTGCACCTCGCCGGGATGGCGGGTGTAGGTCGCCAGCGGCTTGCGGGACGCCCGGATGCCCATGCCCTTGGCGAGCATCATGGCGTTGCCGCCGGCCTTTCGTTTCACGTCGGCGACGATGCCCGGCTTATAGCCCATGTCCACCAGCACCCGGTCGATCTTCATCAACCCGTCGCCGCGCTTCCATTCGCGCGACAGGTAGGTCGTGACCAGTCTTTCCATCCCGGCGTGGATCGCACCGTCCACGCCCGCGCCGGGGAAAGACCGGCCCAGCGTGCCCGTGGCAGTCTTGAGTGTGAAAATGTGCCGCCTCTGCTGCGGGAACGTGCCGTAGTCGATGATGTAGCCGGTGAAGTTCTCCTCCCAGGCGCAGACGCAATAGAACAGCAAACGGTCATGCACGTCGATGAACATGGTCAGCTTCGTGCAGGACGCGGGCACCTCGCCGCGCTTGCGCCCGTTGATCTTTTCACAGACCTGATCAACGGTGAGAACCTGATCGTTGATCTGTTCCAGGACCGGCTCGTTTTGATACTCGCTGGCGAAGGCCTCGGGACCAACCTTGAGCTTCAGGTTCACCGCGTGTTGGATCGCCGAGGCTTCGGTCCTGCTGTCGTAGCGGGCGGGCCAGGCGACGGCCGCGCCGGCATCCATCGCTTCCCGGTTGTCGCGGTAGAACTTTGTCGCGGCGGCGTGGCCTTGCGAGCGGCGGATGTTGGCGTACTCGTCCCAGAGCTTTTCGGCGATTTGTCCGACCGGAAAGGCGTAGACCAACTTGGTGCATTCGCTATCCCATTCGGGGTTCTTCTCGCGGTCGAGCACCTGATCGGCCAGGTCGCCGTCGTAGATTTTCGTGCAGGTCAACACCGCCGAAATGGTCTCGCCCGGACCGGCCATGCCGAGCACATCTCCGTTGAGCAGTTCCGCGCGGCGTTTGGTCTGCGTCGGAGACGCCGCCGACTGGCGCGTCTGGGGATCGTCCAGGAGAACCAGAGACGGACGGATGACCGAGCCGTCGGCGCGGGTGTGCTGTTGGCCGCGCATGTTCGCGTCGAGACTGGTCGTCGTGATGATGGACCCGCACGACGGGCTGGTCTGGTAACCATTGTCGCGCAGCGCGCGGGGCAGGTGTCCTTCGGAAAAACCCTCGATGGTCGGGAAGACCAGCTTTTCCTGGCCCCAATGGACGTGCGTCAAGCGGCCCTGGATGTGCTGTTGAAGCTGTCGCTTCGAGCTGTTCTCCAGGCACCGTAGCGGATGGACCGCCTCGGGGAAGTCCGCCAGCAGCAGCGGGTTCTCCAGAACGTGTTTCTTGATCGGCAGCAGCAGCTCCTTGGCGCGATCGTCGGCTGCGCCGATCAGGCAGACGAACGGTCGATAGCCGTAGAGTATCGCCCACAACGCCGAGCAGCGCGCCAGCGTGGTCTTGCCCGAGCCGCGCGGCATGGCGAAGGCGAACAGCCCGCCGGCGCGCACGGCATTCTCCATCCGGCCGATCACGCGGAGGTGATCGTCCGACCACGCCCGGTAGAAGGCTGAGGGGAAGTAGGTCTCGCAGAACAGACGGAACGACTCACCGCACGACCTGCGTCGGTCGTAGTCGTCGATCTCGGGGATGGGATGGACGTCCTGGGACGCCTTGGTAGCCGCGCGGTTGCGTTCGGCCTGCCTGCGCCGCGCCTCGGCGTAGTCGGCCTTCGGCGGTCGCGGTTTGTCCAGCTCGTCGGCCAGCCAGCGGGCGTAGCGTACCAGGTGGATGCGCGTGCCGTCTCCGAACTTCAGCGCCCCGGCGTCCATCTGACGGCGCAGGCGCGAGCGGGTCAGCACCACGCCCAGCGACGTGGCGTTGATCACCTGGAGCAGATCGCTCCGCGTCAGACTGGTCGGGTCAATCGCCATCGTGCTCCTTCAGCCGCCGATTCAGCCAGGCGGTGTAATGCACCAGGTTGACGCTGCCATCCGCCGCCGTCGGCGCGCCGGCCGCGATGTGCCGGCGGACCTTCGACTCGGCCAGCCCCAGTAGCCGCGCGAGCTGGACGACGGTCAGCGCCGCCGGGTCGGCCGCCCCCGCGTCGCCAGTCGGGGCGGGGGACGGAGAATTCCTCGAAGAATCTTTGCGATTAGTCATAACTCTTTAGCCCATAGATATCTGTGGCGCGCACTAGTCCGCTGTCCTTCCGCGAACTTGCCTTGGCACGGGCGCGAAACCATGGCCTGATGGGGTCATGGAAAACGGAAAGGACAACGCAATGAAGCATGAACGCGAGAACCACAAGGAAGGCAGCACGATCTACCGGGCGACCGTCACCGACACGATCAACGGTGAACGGGTCGGACGGTTCACCTTCAGCGCTGATCGGCTGGAAGAAGCGCGGCAGCGCGGCTGGCGGATCGCCGGTAGCCGATTCGGCAACGACATCCACGTCCGCATCGAGCGGATTTCCAAGTAACCCCCAACCGAAGGCATGTCCATGAAAACGACACGAATCGAGTTCACCGACGACGACAACGAACGCTTCGTTACCGTCCAGCGCCAGGGCGCATACCTGCTGGCCACCTTGTTCAGCCCGGAGACGCCCAACGGCAGGAACCATTGGATCGGGATCGATGACGCCGACGACATCCGTTCCGCCGCCGACCTGCTGTTCTGCTTTCTTGAAGGACACGACGGCACGAACTCGGATATCCACGAGATGTACCTGCGGCTGCTGCCGCTTTCTGACATCTGACCAGAAGGAGAGACGACTATGAGACACAAACAACCGAAAACCTACGACGCGAGGATTCTCACCGACGCCATCAAGGACAGCCTCAGCCCGAAGGCCGCTGCGGCGATGGGGTGTTTCCTGCTCGACGTGAAACTGCCCATCGGCGACGACGACGTCTGGCGAGAGCTGAACTGGTTTGCGGAAGAGATCATCGACGTATTGGGCGAAGGCGAATTCACCCGCCTCTGCGACGAGATGGGACTGTAGAAAACCGGCCCACCGGGCCCCAACAGAAAGGACAGCACGATGAAGAAGAGCGAAGTCAAGATCGGCGGCACGTATCTGGCGAAGGTCACCGGAAAGGTGGTCCCCGTCCGCATCGACGCGGCCAACGCCCGCGGCGGGTGGGACGCGACCAACACGGTGACGAAGAAAAAGGTGCGGATCAAGAGCGCCCAGCGACTTCGAGGCCAGGCGGCCACACCGGATGAACCTGAGCCGAAGGCCAAGACCCCGACCGCCAGCGCCGAGAAGAAACCGAAACGCCTCAGCGGACTTGACGCCGCCGCGAAGGTCCTCGGCCTGGGCGCTGCGCTGCCGATGCGATGCGGCGACATCGTCAAGATCATGATCGACCGCGGCTACTGGAAGACCAACGGCAAGACGCCGGCGGCGACGATTTACGCGGCAATTACGCGCGAGATCGCCGCCAAGGGCGACGCCAGCCGATTCCGCAAGGTCGAACGCGGCAAGTTCACATTGGCCAAGTAGCGCCCGCCTCACGCCTTCGCCTCCTCCGCCCCGGCTTCCACAGGAGCGGGGGTTCCTTCTTCGGCACTGTCCGCCGCGATCCGCTCAGCCTTCCTTCCCGTGAACTGTTCCCAGCGCTGCACGATCACGTCGCAGTACAACGGGTCAAGTTCCATCAGGTACGCCTTGCGGCCGGTCTGCTCGGCCGCGATCAGCGTGCTGCCCGAGCCGCCGAACAGGTCCAGGACGTTCTCGCCGGTCAATGACGAATACTGCATCGCGCGGACGGCCAACTCGACGGGCTTCTCGGTCAGGTGAATCATCGATTGCGGGTTGATCTTCTTGACGGACCAGACATCGGAGACGTTCGCCGGACCGTGGAAGACGTGAGCCGCTCCCTCCCGCCAGCCGTAGAAGCACCACTCGTGGTTGCCCATGAAATCCTTGCGCGTCAGGACCGGATGCTCCTTGACCCAGATGATCATCTGGCTGAAGTACAATTCGCAGTCCTTCAGCGCGTTGGGGTAATTCCAGATATTCGAATAGCCTCCCCAGATGTAATAGGCCCGTCCCGGCAGCAGCGTCCGTTGGATGTTGCCGAACCATGCGCGAAGCAGACGCGCGAACTGCTCGTCCGAGATGAAGTCGTTGGCCAGCGGCCGATCCTTGGGCCGCATCTTGTCGGTGGTCGCGTGGGCCTCGCCTCGGAGCTTGGCGTCCATGCCCTGCTGGCCGGTGTATTGTTTCGCGGCCCTGGCAGTAGCCACGGCATTGTTGCTGCGCGGGGCCAGGGAGACATTGTACGGAGGATCGGTATTGACCAGATGCACCGGCTGCCCGTCGATGAGGCGGTCGACATCTTCGCCTTTACCGCTGTCGCCGCAGAGCAGTCGATGATCGCCGAGGATGTACAGGTCGCCCGGGCGCGTGATCGCCTCGTCCGGTGGCGCGGGCACGTCGTCCGGATCGCATTGGCCGTCCTGAACGCCACCGTCGAGCATCTTGGCCAACGCGTCGGGGTCGAAGCCCAGCAGATCGAGGTTGTAGTCCGCAGCTTGGAGGTCCTTCAACTCGATGGGCAGCAGTTCGTAGTCCCACTCGGCCAGCGTATTCGTCTGGTTATCGGCGATGCGATACGCCTTGATCTGTTCCGGCGTCAGGTCTCTGGCGACGTGGACCGGCACCTTGGCCAAGGCCAGTTTCTTCGCCGCCTTCCATCGCGTGTGGCCGACGATGATCACGTTGTGCTCGTCGACCACGATAGGCTGGCGGAATCCGAACTCGCGCAGGGACGCCGCCACGGCGTCCACGGCCTGGTCGTTGATACGGGGGTTGGCCTCGTAGGGCCGAATGTCGTCGATGTTCATCAGCTTGACATCCATGTCATCATCTCCTGATCTGGGGTGTTCGCTATCGGCAACAAACAAAAACATGGCGCGCGACTGTTCCCGTCGCAGTCACCCGCCAAAATGGCGGTGAAGGAACCGTGCCGCGCGCTTCCTTCACCTTACTTCCTTCACCCCCCGTCTCACGTACACGCGAGGGGGTAAATACACGTGCGCGAGGGCGTAGGGGTGAAGTAGGGAAGTAAGTACGTAAGTTGTTGTTCTTACTACACATCTTTCTTCACCCTTCCTTCACCTTCCTTCACCATACTTCACCCCCAAACGTCCGTTTCGAGGGGGCTTCCTTGACTTCCTTCACCTTTCTTCACCCCCGGATATCAGGCGGTAGACGATCCCGGTCCGTCCGGTCGTCTGGACCTGGGCGGCCGTCACATCGCCGCGCTGTACCAGGGTTTCGATCAAGTCCCGAAAGTCCCTGGCCTTGGTCTTCATCCGCTTAAGCAGCACTTGGTGGGACAGCTGCCCGCCCGGCGCGTTTCGCAGTTTCTCCATCACCTTGAGGCACTCGGCGTGAAAGGGATTGTCCGCCACGTGGGCCTGGGCCATGAACAGCATGCGACGCGTCTGGTGCATGACGAACCGCGACGCCCAGCGGGCGGAGGCGACCTCGATGCACGGCGAGCGGTGGTTGGCGCTGACGGCGTGCAGCAGCGCCAGCTTGCGGACCTGTTCGCTGACCCGACCCCAGACGGTCGTGCCCACCGGATCGCTGCGGGCCTCGGCCCGGGCGTATTCGGTCTCGGCCTCCTCGCGGGTTTCGACCAGAACACCCAGCGCCTCGGCGGTCTGTTCGATCACGGCCGGGACCGGATGCCAGTCGGTGAGGTTGCCGGTGCCAGGCCGGTAGTCGGCCCACCATTTCGCCGTTGCCAGAACGCGGGGCGGCAGCTCGACGATCCTCGGCTCCTGGCCCTTGCATCGCCTGCCGGCTTCGAGAATCACCATGCGGGCGAAGAACCCATTGGTCAGCATCCGCTCGGACAGCGCCTGGTAGTAGTGGTTCGGGATCGCCGTGCCGAAGATGACCAGGTTGGGCTGGTCGATGACGCCCGGGGACTGCTTGCCCGCCTTGCGGCGCATGGGAAAGACGCTGTTGGCCGACGAGTACATCGTCAGCAACGTGCTCATTGCGTTCTCGTGACGGGCGTCCTTGGCCTTGTTGATCGACTGGAGCATCCCGTCGATCTCATCGGTCTGAAAGAGCATGCACGGATTGATGAACAGCGCATCCTGCACGCCCTCGCCGGAGGCGAACTTATCACCCAGACAATCCGACAAACCGACCTCGTGGACGATGCGGGTATTGACCTTGCGGGGCCAGTCCTTGCCAGCCGCCGAGTGCGCCAACCCCAGCAGGTAGATGTTCGTGCGGTTGTCGCCGCCGTCGCGGACCTTGCGCCCGGCGAGGAAAGCCTGTAACGCCAGCGCGCCGCAGAACGCGATCACCGGGTTGGGATACGGGGCGGTCGCCAGACTGTAATCCATGACCTCCCCGACGAACCCGGGCACGCGGAGCAGTTCGTCCGGCATGGGTCCGGGGTCCTCGATCATGGGCGTTTCGGCGTCGCCGGGCGGGCCGAAGATCTGCTCGTAGTGGTTCTCCACCAGCGCCACCGAGACCGCGTCCGGTTCGTACCGCGCGATGCTGGCGGCGATTCTATCGACCTCGCCTTCGCCCAGCGGCGGGTCGCACCGTCTCCGGTTCGCCTGCCGGAGGGCCGCGGCGATCTCGCCGGCGGACATGCCCATGCGGCGCATCCCGCCGCCCAGTCGCGCCAAGGTCGCGTTCCGTTGACCGGTCGGAATCTTGCCCGATCCGTCGCCGGATGTCGCGCCCTGCGCCAACGTGGCGCGACCTGACGCGGATTCGGCGATCCGGTCGAGCCGCTCGACGAGCCAGTCCGGCGGTTCGGGAAGCTGCTCGGGCGGAACGTCCAGTTCCAGCGTCGGCTGCCACCGGTAGGCCCGCCCGTCTTCGCGGATCGAGGGGGGCACGACGATGTAGCCGCCGTCGGTGCGGGTATCGACTTTCGGGGCGAGCTTGCCCTCGGTGCAGCGCCACGCCTTGCCCGGCGGCCGACAGAATAGGTGATGTTGGCCGCCCCGGGGTGTGATCGACATGGGCGCTACCGCCAGGTCGAGTTGCTTTTCCGGCTCGTCGCTTAGCCACGGGTTTGGCTCGCCGTCCACCACGTCAGCGTCCACAGCCAGCATGCCCTGTGTGGGCATCCCGATGTTGGCGCGAGGATGCCGTCGCCACCAGGCCTCGATCTTTGTCGGATCGGTCGTGGCGTCCAGGAACCCGCGGGTCGTCAGCGGCACCTTGCCGCCCGGCGCGCAGGGAAAGACCGCGTAGCCCAGTTCGGCATACGCCAGCGCCGCATCCAGCAGGATGTTCTGCTTGTCGCCCATCAGAAGGGAATCTCATCCTCCGTGTAGACGTATTCAGGTTCGTCCGCAGCCAAGTCACCGCCCGTGACGGGCGTGGGCTTCTCGCCAAGGGTGTGTGCGACGATGCGGTCGTATTTCTCGCCGGTCACGCTGCGGACGGTGATCGAGCGTGCGGGCGCGAGGCTTCCGGCCTCGGCCAGCTCGACGGCCTGCTCGGCCGTGCCGGGCACCGGATCATCGCTGCGCTTTCGCCACCACGCCTCGGCTTTGGCGCGGGCGTAGCCGGTGTGCTCGAAGCAGACCCATTCGGAGAAGTACTGCTGCCAGCCCACCTGATACTCCACGCGCATGCTGCGCGGATGATCCGGCTCGGCGTCGCGCTTGACGTGAACGCTGTAATACGTGTCACGAACGTCGTATTCGGTATCGGTAGCCTGGCCGGAGAGAATCCCGTCCGAGGACGCCGTGGCGTCGTGCCTCGTGCGTCGCGGCGGTGGAAACTCATAGCCGCATTCGGGACAGACGGCGTAGGCGGCGTGGATGAGGGCCTGACATTCGGGACACTCCTTGGCGGGGGCTTCTCCGTTGCCCTTTTCCGGTTCGGTGATGCGGATCGCGTCGACCGGGCCGTGACGCAGGACATTGCCGCCGAAGTCCAGGACCAGACAGTCGGCCTTGCCCTCGCAGAGGCGAAATCCACGACCGACCATCTGGTAGTAGAGTCCCGGCGACATCGTCGGGCGCAGCATTGCCACACAGTCGGTGTTCGGCGCATCGAAGCCGGTGGTCAGCACGTTGACGTTGCAGAGGTATTTCAGAGGCTTGGTCTCGCCGAACAACTCGCGCCCGCCCTGATGTTTGAACCGTGCGATCAATGCGTCGCGCTGGGCCGCCGGGGTCTCGCCGGTGACGAATCCACACTCGACGCCGTGCTCGCGCCGAAGAATCTCCACGACATGCCGACCGTGGGCGATTCCGGCCGCGAAGATCAGGACGGAGCGACGGTCCTGTGTCTGATCAACGATCTCGGCGCAAGCGCTGCGCACCAGCGAGTCCTGATCCATCAGGTCCTCGACCTCGGAAGCGATGAACTCGCCGCCTCGGATGTGCAGGTCCGACGTGTCGGCCTTGGCTGCGCCCGCCTTGGTCCGCAGCGGACAGAGGTAGCCGTCGCGGATCAGTTCCTTCACGCCAACGTCGTAACAGACGTGATTCAGGAAATGGTCGTCCCGGCAGATCATCCCGGACGTCATGCGAAACGGTGTGGCCGTCAGGCCGATCACGTGCAGGCGCGGGTTGACGACCTTCGCTTCGGCCAAAAAGGTCCGGTACATCCCGTCGCCCTCGGGCGGGATCATGTGGGCCTCGTCGATGATGACCAGGTCGAAGGCTTGGAGATCGACCGCTCGGCGGTATACGCTCTGAATCCCGGCCACGATGACCGGATGCTCGGTGTCGCGGCGTTTCAGGCCCGCCGAATAGAGGCCGACGTGCAGTTGCGGGACCATACGGTCCAGCGTGCCGGCCGTCTGGGCCAGCAATTCCTTCACGTGCGCGAGTACCAGGACGCGGCCGTCCCAACGCGAAACGGCGTCATCGCAGAGCGTCGCCATCACCGGCGTCTTTCCGCCGCCGGTGGGGATCACGACCACGGGGTTGTCGTCGCGCTCCCGCAGGTGACCGTAGACGGCGGCCACGGCCTCACATTGATATGGTCGCAGTGTCAGCATGCTTCCTCTGTTGGCGTTGTCGATTGCGGTGCCATTCGTGAACGAGCTCCCGGTCGCGGATGGGCTGACACGAGGCGACCAGAGCCTTGGCGAACCGCAGCGTCAGGTCCATCTCGGCTGCGAAGGTCTTGGCGTAATACACGCGGAACGACCACAGCCGGAACTTGCCCTCGATGGAGGGCCAGTCCTCAGTTGTTGCGGTATTCGCCTCCGCACAGGGGGCATCGTGTAAGCGGCAGTTGTTCAAGTCGCGCATGCAATCGGCCTCCGTCCGTTCGCTGCTTCCTTCGCGTGATCAGAAGGTCGATCTGGCTGTCGTCGGCGTAGACGCCCGCGTGTTCGAGCGCGTCGAGCACGGGCTTTTGAATGTTGTCCAGATCGCGCCTGCGCCGATCCGGCGGATAGGCGTCCATGCACAACGCGATGCGCCCGCCCGACGGTGGTTTGCGTGGACCGTTGCCGCTACTGGCCGCCAACAGGGCGCAGACGGCCTTGCGGTACGCACGCCCCTGGCGGCTCAGCAGCATCCGGCCGTTGACCATGCGCCACGTGCGGTTGACCGACGGCGGGTACGGCAGGCAAAGATCAAGCATGTGCCGGTTCCGCCGATGATTCGATGCGACGGCCGTGGGCGATGCGGCGGACGTCCTGATCGAGCTTGATGTCCAGGGCGTCGGCGATCTCCAACACGGCTCGGGCCAAGATGCGCGAGACGTGCCTGCGCGACGCGCGCGAGCCCCCACAGACGCGGCGCGGCGTCCAGGTCATCTCGCAGGCGTCGGCGACGGTGCGGATATTGTTCTCCGAACAGGCAAATCCCAGTTCCCCGCCCGCCTGCCGGGCGACCGCCGCATAGCTCGGCCGCTCGGCGCGGATTTGCTCGCTGTGGGCCTTGATATAGTCTGCCAGAGCGAACAGCTGCCTGTGCGTCATCTGGTTACGCATGCGTCGGCCTCCTCAGGTCCGCGCCCAGGGCGGGGTGTCGGTTGTCGCCTGCTGCGGCTGGCCGGAGGCGGCTTCCTTCTTCTCGAAGCCTTTGATCTCGTTGGTCAGTTCGCCGTTGTCGTTGCGCTTCTTCACGCGGACGTTGATTTGAAGCGGCAGGTTATGCAGTTCGACACTGTCCTTGGGCTGCATCACGCCGACCGCCCGGCAGATGGCCGACAACTCGGCCCGTGCGATCTGCACCGTCGTGGCGTTGGGGTTATCGAGGTTCAGCCGCGCCCAGAGGATGCGGCCCTTGCAGGGGCCTTCGAGTACCTGGAACGAAAGCTCCAGGTAGTTGCCGACGCCGCTCTTGGTGGCCTTCATCTCCGAGGCGATAATGGCGGCCAGGTATTTGCCCGCCGGGATCGGCTCAAATGCGACGGCCGGGTCCACTTCGTTTGCGTTGAATCCCTGTAGGTTAGCCATTGGGTTTGTCTCCTTGGTTCGTGGTTGCGGTGACGAATCGCGCGTAGGCGCTGTAATCCAGGGGAAGTTCATCCGGCAGATTTAGCCGGTTCTTGGCAACGTGAGCCGGGCGCTCGGTGGTGTAGATGACGCGTTCGCCGTCGCCGACGGCGCGGGTCTTCTTGCGGTTGAAGCCCTCGTCGCTCTGACGGGTGTAGACCTTGTAGGTGGCGAACAACACCTCGTCGCACCACTCGGTCACCACGGCCGAGGCGTGTTTGTGCAGGCGCGGGGCGTAGCGGTCGTAGGCCTCGTTGGCCGGATCGTCGAACTTGGCGATCATGCTGTGCGCCACCAGCAGCACCGTCATGCCCCGCTCGCGACGCAACGCGTCCAGTCCGGCCAGGACGTCGCGCCAGTGGTTCAGCGCGAAGACGTAGCCCTTCTGGTAGCCGATGTCCTCGATGCTCTCGACCATCTTCCGCCGGCAGACCTCGGCCCAGATCATCCGTTCCAGCCAGTCCAGCGTGTCGATCACCACGGTGCGGTAATCGTGCTTCTCGCGGTAGAGCGTCGACAGCGCCTTGATCACGTCATCGAAGCCGGAGGCCAACGGGAACTTGTCGCAGTCGATCTGTCCCAGGCCATCTTCGGTCTGGATGAAGATGGGTTTGTCGCTGTCGGCGGCGAACCGGCTCTTGCCGATCCCCGGCGTACCGTACAGCATCATTCGCCGGGGCGCGGTCGTCTTGCCGCGCTGAATCTGGTCCATGAGTGTCATGTGCGTCCTTTCCGGTTTGGGGTTAGAGGTAATCGAGGGTTCGCAAGTCCTCGTATCCGGTCGGCCAGTGGTTTGCGGCGATGCAGCGGGCCAGATGCTCCATCGCCTGCTCGTTTTCCTTCTGCGCTGCGGCCAGCACGTCCTGGGCGACGGCCCAGACGCCGGTGCGATGGGGCTCGCGCTTCTCGACGCCGATGATGAAGACCGGAACCAGCACGCCGGTGGCCTGAAAGATCAGGGCGCGATAGAACGCCATCTGATGCAGATAGCCGAAGCCGCGGGATTCACCCTCGAACCACGTGAGGTGATCGCAGGTTTTCAGGTCCACCAGCCCGCGCGAGGGATTCACCCAATCCAGCCGCCCCTGGCAGTCCATGCCCATGTACGACGTGCGAACGACGCCTTCGGCACGCCCGTCGGTCAACAGATCGACGGCAAGCTTGTGCGTGTACACCGACTCGTTGAGCTTCTCGATCAGCGCGGAGTCATCGTTGGTGATGACCGGCTTGCCCTGGGCCTCGGCCCATTGCTCGAATGCCTTGGTGTAGCGACCGAAGGGCTGGCCGGTCTTGGGGTTGACCGGACCTCCGACGGCGTATTGCTGGCCGAAGCGATCACGCCCTTCCAGAATCAGCGAGTGCGCCGCCCGTCCCAGCAGAAACGCTGGGCGGTCCTGTTCGGCGACCAAGCCGAGTTTCTTCTTGTGGTACAGGTACGGATCGCGCCGAAAGTCGGCCAACTCGTGGCTGGTCAAATGGTCATCGGCGCGTTGGCGATAGGTTTCGTCGGGTTCCTCTACGAGAAATGAGAGGTCTTTCAGTACGGTCATGGATCGGCGGTCCTTTCCGTTGTCACCAGGACAAAAGCGGTCCAGGATCGATGCGTATTTCATGTGCGGATTTCTCCGGGGCCGGGGTTGTCCGAATCCAGCGCGTCGATGGCGAACGTCTCGCGCCCGAACTCGTGAATGAGAAAACCGGTAAAGATGCGCGCGATGTCCCGACCGACCTCGGTGGTCGCGTCAACCACGCAGTGGCCGGTGTCCTTGTCGATGCGGCAGGCCGCGTCCATCTCGACGCGGGCGGTGCCGTGCAGGCCCTCCGCCGCCAGGACGGCGAGAAGAAGGCTCTCCTCGACGTCCCGGGGCGGAACCTTGCGGTCAATGCGGTAGCGGTAGATGGTCGGCGTCATCGGATTCCTCTACGATTGTGAACTCGTCGCTTCCTTCACTACCTACCGCCGCCGGGGCGGGCCTGTCCGGCGCTGACGTTCACACATAGTGGTCGAGGCCCGCCTCGATGAACCTGGCGCGAATCTGCTTGACCCGTTCGTAAAGGCTGCTGCGCGACATGCCCGTCTCGCGGGATATCTCCAGCACCGTTTGCGACCGGAGCCGCGCGCACAGATCACGCAGGTCATCGGGCAGCGAGTCCATGACGTGGGCCGTATCCATCGCTAACTGAAGCGTCTCCTGGCGGCTGCGGGGAGCCTGGCCGGTGTGGGCGCGTGCGCGATCCTCGCTGATCGTGGTGTCGCGCCGGACCCAACGGCCGTCCTCGTCGTGCACCCAGTCGTCCAGGGAACAGTCGTTTCGCCGCGAGTCGCGGCAGGCGGCATGGCGGTGTTTGATAAGACTGGCGATGCGGTTGTCGATCAGGCGGGAGATGAAGGTTTTCATCCCGGCGCGATCGCCGTTGAACTTGGGCAACCGCTGAAGAACATCTCTCAACAAATCCTGCCGGATGTCGTCGAAGTCGTCCTTGGTGAATCCGCTGGTCTTGACGACCTGCCTGGCCTTGTAGTGGGTTCGTTTCATTGCGTACTTCAGAATTCCGTCGTGTAACATTGCTGACTCCTCGTGGCCGAGGAGGTCGAGCGGGCGTCGACGGAGTCCGTAAGAGGCGTAGGGCAACGAAAAAAGGCGCTGCGAGTTCGCGGAAATCCGCGACACCCGCAACGCCTCGGCTCAGCCTCTAGTTAGTTGCCTGATGTCTGGGTTTGTGCCTTGTGCCCTACGCCGCTTGATGGTCCTGTTCGATCTGGATAAGGAACGGCAAGCCGTGTTTGACCTCGATGGTCACACGCGCGCCGTCGTTAACGCGCGCCAGCGTGGACAGCGCCGACGCGTGCTCCCTGCGAAGCTCGAAGTCGGCGCTGCCCGTTTCCGGCCGGGGACGGTTATCCCCGCCGGTGAGTTTCACGGTTTGCACCGTGAGGTATGGACGGCCCACGTCCGGCTCTCCGCCCCGGACGTGAAAGGTGATCCGCCCGAAGTTGATCTGCTGGCACTGCTCAATGAGCCACTGGTTCGGTCCCGATAGTTCCTGCTTGTTCATGTCAAAAGCTCCTATGAAAGTTGGACTTGCGACCGTTTTGACGGCCGCGTTTCATAGGAGCCATTGGACGGGAATCAGCCAAATCCTTGCAGGACAGGTCGATACGTGGACCGGTCAGTTCGATGTTGAGGGGGTGGGTGGAATGGGGAGCGACAGGGGGCCGCAGGTCACTTCAAAAAAACTTGCGGTCAGTTCCGGCCATCAAAAGAAACAAGCGGCCGAATGGCCACTTTGAAGGGGTTCAGGCGATAACCTTCCTTGGTCGCATTGGGGGATGCCTGGATGATGTCGTCGCGCTCAGCAGCAATGCCCGCCTTGCGTAGCCGATCCGCCATACCTTCCTGAAGGCGATTGATCGTGCGGCGTACCTGCTCTTGGTCTACGACATCGCCTTTGTCATCGTCATTCAGTTTTCTGGCCTTCTGCAACTCGGTAGCCAAGTCCGAGGGCGTCAGGCAGAAGTAGTCCTCGGGCGACGTGACTTCAAGCAGATCGTTCATGAACTCCTTGACCAGCAGTTTCAGGATCGCGTAGGCGGTACGAGCCTGGGCCGCCAAGACGTCAACGCCATTCACACGAGCGGTCTTCTTGCCAAGTTCGACCACGAACAGGCCAGTTGGCACATTCTGCGAGGATCGCGCCACCTCCGGCCGGTGGGCACCCTTTGAGTAAGCGGCAGTGGCCAACAGAGGCAGGTTTCGAGGTTCCTCGTTCGACGCGAGGTTCTGCAACGCATTTGTCAGGGTGCAGCGCCCCGCGATCAGGTCGGCCAACATTACCTTGCACAACCAATCAATGTCGGCGAACCGTTCGAGGGCGTGAGGATTAACCGCCACGTAGCATGTTGGATTCTGCTGCGCCCACTGGACAGACATGATGCGTTGATGATCACAGTAGTCGGCCAGGCAAATATGAACGCCACCCAGACCGGCATCGATGCGCCAGACGTGGGACACGCCGTCCACTGGCTGCAAATCTCCATCAAACCCGTCAAGCAAGGTGCGGACGTACTTTTCCACTCCCTCCTGAAGCACTTTGCACCGTAGCTCTTGAAACTGCTTTTTCCGATGACGAAAGGGATGGACCGTTCGGCCGCATTCCGGACAAGTGTAGTCTCCGGCGTTTTCGTCGAGTTGATCCTCGATGGGCAGACGCCCCGAGCAGGTCCGGTTCGAGTACGGGAAATCCTTGTCCTCAGTGAGCGCACAGCGCACATACCGGCGATTCTCGAATGAGATGACGCCCAGATTTCCCAATCGTTCGGCGGCGGCTGTCAGGGAAGACGTGACCGGTTCGATTCCGGCCTTGCTTTGCAGCAGCCGCGCAAACTGGGCAGCAGGCTCACTTCTTGTGCCGTTTTTCTGTCGAGAGGGTGCGGAGACCATATGGTTCTTCCCGGAGTTTCGTTTCAAAGGCTTTGCGCTGCCTGGCGTTCAGCGACTTGTCAGCATATCGCACGACATATCCCTCCTCGACATTCTCAATGGGCTCGAACGTCAGCTTCACGCGCTTGCCGCAGTAGAGAACCTTGACGGTCTTGATCAGATCAACATCGGACAGAATGCTGCCGACTGCTTTCTCGAAGTGGCGCACGGATTCTGCGATGGACTCCCCATCATCGCTGTTGAGCCGCAAACTCGGCGCGCCGTCCAGCGGGGAGTTCTTGACGATGACTTCGACCAACCTCAGGAAATCACAGCCGTCAGTCTTCAGCGTATCCAGGAACTTCAGGATTTGCTGCTCGTAGGTAACCTGGATTTCGTTCTCGTACTCCCGCTTGCCGCCAAAGTAGGCGGACGCCAGCCGATTGGCGATTTCCAGCGGAACCGACATGCTCAATGACGAGATGTCCACACGCTTGCCGTTCTTGCCGAAATCCAGAACGATCCATTCAGGGCTGAAACCGTGGACGGCGTGGTGCGACTTGAGCAGCATCGTTCGCCGTTCCTCACGACGGATGAACACCAAGTGCTGCCCGGCATGCTGGACGATGTTCTTGAACTCGCTGCTGCGTCCATCGCGGCGAGTTGCATCGAACTGCGTCAGAACCCTCACGATGACCTCTGGCGTAAGAAACTCCTCAAACGTCGCGTTATTCGGTTTGCGGGCGTTACCCTTGAGCTTCATTCGGGCGAAGCCGGTGGAGTGCACTTTTTCCAGGTGGAAGACAGTCCGCATATGTTCCGGATCAAGCTGGAACAGGGCGAACAGCAAGGCCAACGTGTCGTAGTTGTCTTCGCCCGACCTGCACGCCTCGATTACGCCAGCCGGTAGTACGGAGGCGGCATAGTCCGACGTGGCGAATTTGGACCGACGGTAGGCAAAGCGATCCACGAGGAAAAAACGGGTGAGTTGGCCGTCACACGAAATCAGCGCGTCGCGCTGGTCCTTGATTTTCGCGTCGCCGTCCAGGCCAAGGTTTGAGCAGAGAACCCGCAGCTGACGTTTGGTCAGGCCCTTGACCCAGTTCCGTATGTACGCCTTGTCCTCGGCGAGCTTTAGCCACGGATCAAGGCACATCTGAAGGTCATCTTCCCAGAAGTCTCGGGCGACCCCCGGTTCATTCAAGGCAGCAGTATCTGTATCTGCCACGAAACACCGTCCTTCCCTGAACTTACCGGCCGTTTGGGCACTCCTTTATGCCCGGCCTGTTCAGCACCCCGCAAGCCTACCAGAAACCAAACATGAACGCAATCTTCAACATCGAACTTTTCCCGCTTCTTGCTGCAACTCGTTGAAAGGACGGGGCCATTAGAAATCGCAGTTCTGGGCACAAGCGACGAGCAACTGTCACCAGCGCGAAGCATGGCGGCAATCAGTTTCCGCTTGTGAGTTCCGCCCAGAGTTTCCGCTGTTTTCGCCAGTCGGGGATAGCGGCGACGGGCCGGATCATGCGCTCGCCGACAGGGTCGCGGCCGCAAGTGGTGCGGGGCAGGAACAGAAGTTCCTCCTGGATGTCCGGGGCCAGGAGGGTGAGGTTCATAATCTGCGTCAGTCGGGCGCGGGTGACGCCGCCCAGGCGGGCCAGGTCGGCATAGTCGCGGGCCACACCTTCGCCGAGCAAACGCTCGAAGCGGATCGCCAGGGCCATTAGACGAGACACGCGCGGAATGCTGCCCGGTTCGACAATCGGTTCCGGCGACGGGTCACCGACCTTGAGCGTCTTCCGCGTCCTGCGGCCAACCTCGAAATGGACCTTACACTCGACGGTCAGCATGTTACGCCCTCCAATTCCTCGGCCAGCGCCTTGATCCCGGTCGGTCGGAACGTAATGGCCAGCGTTCCGGCCGCGCCGTCGTAGGTGACTTGTTCGATTAGCAGATGCATCACGCGAGCCTGCTCATTGGGCGACAGAGAATCCCAGACCGGATCGAACAGGGACAGCGCCCGGGCCAGTTCGCCCTCGTCCACGACCTTCTCGCTCAAGGCGATGATCTGCTCGCGGACCTCGGTGGCGCGCTGCTCGCCCGTGCGGATGCGTTCCTGGAGGTCGGCCAGTCGCGCCGCCGTCGGCGATTCGCCCGGCGCTGTGGCTTGGTCGATCAACTTGCGGACCTCCGCGCCGTATCGGGCCAGTTCGCGTTCCAGACGGCGGCGCTCGGTTTGGAGTTCCTCCAGCCCCTTGGTGCTTTGTTGTTTCGCCTGCTTCAACGTTCGGCCGAGGACCTCGTCATCCTGGCCGATGGCGCGAATGCGGTCCACGACAAACCGCTCGATCTCGGCGGCGGGAACCGACTTGGTCGGGCAATTCTCCCAGCCGCGTTTCTGGGCGTTCATGCAGACGTAATAGCGGTAGCGCCGGTTCTTCTTCGATGTGTAGGTGTGCATCATGCCGCAGCCGCAAGGCTTGCACTGAAGCAGGCCTTTGAGCAGGGCTCCGTACTTGTTCCGTACCAGTTTGCCGCCGTTGCGCCCGTTGAGCCGAAGGGCGTCCTGCACGCGGTGCCACAGCGTTTCGCTGACGATTGCCGAGTGCTCGCCTTCGAAGATTTCCTCGTGGTAGCGTACCTTGCCGATGTACGTGACGTTGGTCAGCAGGCGATAGAGCGCATCCTTGGTGAACCGTCGGTCACCGCGCACGTTTCCTTTCTTCGTCGTCCATTGCTTGGTGCGCCAGCCGCGCCGGCCCAACTCCCGGATCGTGGGAATCAGCGACCGGTGGTGCAGATACAGTTCGAATATCCGGCGTACCTGCGCCGCCTCGTCCTCGTTGACGCTCACGCGCCCGCCGTTGCCGTTGGAGGTGATGTCGTATCCGAGGATCGGACGACCGCCGACCCACTTGCCCTTGCGTCTGGCAGCGGCGATCTTGTCGCGCGTCCGCTCGGAGATGATTTCCCGCTCGAACTGGGCGAACGACAGAAGCACGTTGAGCATCAAGCGTCCCATCGACGTGCTGGTGTTGAACTGCTGGGTGACCGAGACAAAGGAGACGGAGTGCCGTTCCAACACATCCATGATCCTGGCGAAGTCGATCAGCGAACGGCTGAGCCGGTCCACCTTATAGACCACGATGCAATCGACCTTCCCCGCATCGATGTCGGCGAGAAGCCGTTGGAGAGCGGGACGGTCCATGTTGCCGCCCGTGAAACCGCCGTCATCGTACCGCGTGGACGAGACGACCCAGCCCTCATGCTTCTGGCTGGTGATGTACGCCTCGGCGCTTTCGCGCTGGGCGTCCAACGTGTTGAAATCCTGCTCCAGACCCTCGGCGGTGCTCTTTCGCGTGTAGATGGCGCAGCGAAGCGCCTTGGTTTGTTTCTTGTCAGCCGAATGTGTCATGTCTTGCTCCTGCCTTTCATCCCGAAGAAGTACTTCCCGCTCCAGTGCGAGCCGGTGACCGCCTTCGCCACGGCCGAGAGGCTGCGGTAGACCTCGCCTTCCCACTCAAGACCGTCGTCGAGGACCGTCACCGTAATGGTTCGGCCCTTATACGGACGGGTCAGGATCGTGCCCGGCATCGGGAGACCCGCGCGGTCGCCGAAGTCCACCTTGGCGGTCCGGGTTGTGGCAAAGGACGATGGCTGCGGCCTGTCCGATGGGCGACGAATCCGCAGGTCGGCATCGTTGGCAAGTTCCTCGGCGCGCCGCCGGGCGCGTTCGGTCAGGTCGCCTTCGGCGTTGGCCTGCATTCGCCAGACGATCCGCTTCCAGAGGAAGTCCTTGTTGCCCGACCGTGTCCGCTCACCGAATACCTCCACGTATCGGCCACGCAGCTGCTTAACGGTCATGCGCTTCAGCGTGGCGATCTCGCGTGCAATGTTCAGTTTCGTGCCCATGTCATCTCCGGTATCTCTGGCCGTTAACGTCAGTGACACAGGGCCGAGGATTCCGAAAGATGGCAAGGCGATTTCGGCGGGGTTTTCGAACTTTCTGCGCTCTCGGATGCCGACGGCGGAAGGCAGCCGGTGCGGCGTTTCAGACGCAGGAATCCAGCCGCCAGCAGCGCGGTCAATTCGTCCAGGCGGTCGTCAATGGACATGTCAGTAGGGTCGTTGGTGAACATGGGCGCTCCTCGAGCTTGTCGCCCACAACGACCTTCCCTCAGGGACCGGTGAGTTGTCCGGCGGTGGTGAATCGGTCGACGCCACGCGGCTGCGGCGTCCTCCTTCACTACCTACCACCGGAGAGTTCGAAATGTCGCGTTCGGGGGTCTCAATGCGATAAGGGTGTTAACCAACGGGGGATGTTAACGAGAGAGCGCGATAGTTTGAGACGCCCCGCGAAGGCCGCCGATTGCAACCCCATAGGTTGGGATCGCACCCCGAATATCGCGGCTACGAACCGAGAGCGCGAGCAGTGACGGGTGGGTCGCCGTAAGCCTTTGCGGTCAACGGGATACGACGTTCATGCGGCGGGGGCAGAATGCGGCGTGGGTGTAAACGAAAACCGGCCTTCTCTTTCGAGAAAGCCGGTTAAGCTCCCCGACAAGGACTCGAACCTTGAACCTAGCGGTTAACAGCCGCTCGCTCTACCAATTGAGCTATCGGGGAACAGCAAACGCCCGCCGTAGCGGGCTAATCTATTAGCTTA